CTGTCGTTGTTCTGGAATACTGTATTTCCTATTCTTCCGGCTATCTTGATTTTCTTTTCCACTTCTTAACCACCATCAACTTGTCTTTGTCTATGTGTGCTTTTAATGTCGGAGCGTACCCCCCCCTATCAAATACACGCATATTGTCACGATTCTCCCTGTCGTTCCTGCCTATGCCACCCAGAACCTTGATTCCTTTTTCCATACTTTTTCAATACCTTTATAGGGTCTTTCCAATCTCTGCTGCATATTGTCGGACTTGTACCCCCCCCTATCACTCGTCCACGATCTCTGTTCTGTCTGTCCGTATTGCCAATCGTTCCTACTATGTTCATACTTCCTTAACACATACCCTATTTCATAACCATGAGTGCAGGCACATATCGTCATAAAGCAACCTTTCTTATTGACTACTGTACCGCCTTGGCTTCCGTCTACACTTGCCTGTCCGATTCTGATAATTTTCTTTTCCATCGTCTTATTGTTTTCAGAAGGTGTGGTGTACTTCCATGAGTTCCTGCTGGAATGGTTCTACACCCCCCCAATACCCCTGTATCAAATCTTGCTGATGCTTTGCTTTTGAATTGTAATCTGCAATTATTTTGTCTCTTTTATCCATTTCAAAACCTTTATTTGTTGTGTGCCACCTTGCAATGTTGTGAGTGCAGGTATAATTCCCTTTCTGCAATAAACTGTATTGCTCTGATGTTTTCCTGTACCATTATCATAAAAGCCTATGATTTTAATTTTTGCCATCTTATGATCTTGCATATGCCACCTGTTGTTGTTATAGTAGGACTTATCTTACCCCCCCCTTGCACTCTGCCACGCCGTAGCTTACTGTTTGGGTAAGAGAAGTCGGCTACTCCTGGGATTCCGCATTCAATCCATCCCTTTTCTGTTGCTTGCTTGATTCCGATTCTCGCCATTTCCTTAACACCAATGCCATTCCACCATGTCCCGATGTAGCCAATAGAGTAGGCATTATCCCTTTATAGTGGTTCGTACCCCCCCCGTAGGATTTGCCGAAACCATAGTAGTTTCCGAGATATATCACGCTCTTTTCTTTTTCCATTTTCTTACTATGCACCACGATACCTTATACTGTTTAGCTAACTCTGTTGGGATGATACCTTTTCTGCTGAAAGCCCTTGTCCAATCGTGCTTTCCAGTACCCCCCCAGAATAATCTCCAAGCACGATGATCTTATTCGAGTTTTCCTTCTTCATCCAACGACACCAATAGTTCCTTTGCTTTATCCGACTTTACTATCAGCTTTAAAGCCTGTTCTTCCGTCAAATCTTCAAAGTAATCCTCAATGCAAGTTTTTAAATCAATCTCAACAGGAAATTTGTAATTTTTTTCACCCAATGTAGATAAAATGAACGTCCTGTCTCTATTCTGTGGAACCCCATAATCTGATGCGTTCAAATCCTGCATATAGGATGTATAGCCTATCTCTTCTAAAAAGGCTGTCCACTTCATTAAGTGTGGTTTATTTTCTTCACTATGAATTGCGACTACATTTTCCATAAGTAGGATATCTGGTAGTTCATTTCTTTCTTCTAATTCTTGTAGGATTCTTTTTACTTCCCACAGCAACGCTGAACGTGTTCCTGAACCTTCTTCAAACCCCTTCATTTGTCCTGCTTGTGAAATATCTGTGCAAGGAAATGAGTAAGTAAGTAAGTAAGTAAAGTGTTCTTTGTCTACTATTCCTAAATCTTCTGCATGGACATTACATACATCTATCGTGGGGTAGTTAGTGCCATGTACTGCGTTGTAACTCTTAACGGCGGGTTCATCAAATTCAACCACTCTGTAATGTTCAAAATTCGCCCCTATCCTTTCTAATGCCATTGCTTGTGATCCATATCCGGCAAACAGTTCTATCAGACGAATAGGTTTTGTTATCTTTATTTCTTCTCTTACATAATCAAATATGCTTATCTGTTCCATCCAACTCCTCCACTCTCTCTATAGCCAACTTCAAACCGCATCTTTTTTGAAATTGACTTCCTTTTCTCTGCCATTGTTATAACCTCACATATCTTTCAAATATTCATATATGTTTATCTGTGATCTTTCAGCTTGCAGCCTCTCATTTGCTTTGTTGTAGTACTCATTGTTAATTTCAAATCCAATAAATTTGTGATTAGTTCTGTGGCACGCTATAAGACTGCTTGCGCTTCCTACATGAGTATCTAGTATTGTGTCGCCTTCTTCTGCAAACTGATCTATGAGCCACATGTACAACTCAATACTTTTCTGTGTGGGATGTATTTTCCCGGGATAACGATTATCAAACTGAAATAGCTTTGATGGTTTCTTAAATGAAGTCCACGCATATTCACATCTGCTAAAATTCTCCCAGGGCTGTAATTTATCCCACACCACAAAGCATCTACACGGCGGTAAAGGGAAGTAGTTTCCTCCCCAGATAATCTGGTTCTCACTGATCCTGAATAGTTCTTTGAAATACTCTTCAGATGGTGCTTTATCCCATTCTTCAATCTTTTGCTGCCGAAACGTCCGATTTTCAAAATGCCCTTTACATCCACCACTTATCATTCCTGCATCTAAAAGACCATATGGCGGGTCAACTATTGCCAGTGAAAAGTAATTGTCTGGAAACTCTTTCAGATAATCCATGCAATCCGCATTTATAAAGCTATTCCACTCAGGTATCATTCTTCTGCTGCCCTTCACTGTCTAACGATTTAGAAAGTTCCTTTAGTCTATCTACTGCGATCTCCATCCCGGCTTTCAATTCAACTCCGAATCCATACCGTTGATACAAATCTATCAGTGCATCCAAAATCCCTAGCTTTGTTGCGTTCTCACTCATTTCTTTAATGTCCATCTGCCGCCTCCAAAAAACGAATTTATCCTCCTAGTTCACAAAACTAATCTGTCCCTCAATATCCTCTTCCTGTCTCTTTTGGCCTCTTACAGTTCTCACAACAGGCTTTCCGTTATACGGTTTATCTGGAAACAAACCGCAGGCTTCATACTTTCCTGCCCAGTCTGTAGCTTCACTTCTGGTATCACCGTAAACCTCACATTTTCTGACCGTTTTGTCATGATGTTTGTATACGACTAAATGATCGCAATCCTTACAGTGGCCTTCTGCTTTTCCGAAAAGGTGATACATCAGTTCTGCTTTTCTCATACATCCACTTCCTCTATGTAGACCTCAAACCCTGGGGTATCATCGGTATAAAAAAAATCATGAGTGAAATTCTTAACGTAGTTTGGATTGTCGTCTACCAGAACTCCACATTTAACAAACGCATCTTCCATACACTTGTCGATCATCGAGATTAAATTTCCAACGTCCCTAAAATGTCCTTTGTTTGGCTCATAAATGTAGTAGTGCAAGATCACTGGCTTTTCAGCTTTCCACTTTCTTAACTGGAACCGTGTCTCATTAACACAGATATGCTGAAACTTTTGTTTAATCGCGTTTCCCTTTGCCGGACTCATTGCATATGCGGACAAAAGATTGTTTAGGCTCGGAAAAGTCTTATCACCGTAGAATGTCCCAAACACCTTAACGCACTTCATATCCTTGCATTTTTGTATATCAAACTGCATCCTTATTTCCTCATGTAAAAGGCAGGTCTAAATCTGCCATATCTTCTTCATACTCTTTTAAGGTCATTGCCTTTTCATACGCCTTATAGAGTTTTATCCAGTCCTCAAAACGCATTGTTACAAGCAGGTCTTTTCTGTTCTGTTTATGAAATACCGTAGGTAAATTTCCTTCGCCGTTTGCTTTGCTGTCCTGTACTGCCTGCTCCATCCACGGATAAAGGGTCATTCTTTCTTGAAACTTAACTTCAACGTGAATACCAGGAAGTCCAATTACATCCGCTGCCTGTCCAGTTTTTCCACAATGCTGTGCGGATCGTGAAGTGTTATACCCTTCTTTCTGCAATAAATGTGCAACGCTCAATTCTCCGCGTTTTCCCTTATCTCTACTCATCTTTCCCATTATTCTTCTCCTAAAAGACCGCGCCTCATGGCAAACGCGGTCTAATCCGTGAAAATATCCTCATTCGTGCCAGACCGAATTTATTGTTTTGGTGGTGAACGTACCATACCTCACCCCCTTCTTGATTTTCATTGAGCAATAGAATCCAGATAAGCCTGTATTTTATTGACGTTAAAAAGATGCCTTCTCCCAATTCTTACACTAGCTTCCGCTTTTTCAGCTATCTCCTCAGCACAACACCTTCCACAACCACATAAGGCTTGTAATTCCTTCAAATTCACCAAAACTCTTTCTTTAAGGTTGCTATCTTTTTTTGTTGCTCTCATTTCATCATTTTCCTTTCTTTTCAGAGATTCCAACGCATCTTTAATCTGCGCGTTATGATGTTTTGTTCTTAGCCAAACAGATAAAGTGGAAAAGTCTATCCCCAACTCGTCAGCTACATCCTTCTGCGTGAATCCCGATGTTTTAATCATCATTCTTAAATTCCAGTTTGTATCTTTCATTTTTTTCCTTCACTCATACTTGTTGTATGCCTGTCCTTCCTTGCTCCAATCATCCCCATAATGGATTTTCATGTAAGCCGTGACGATGCTTTCATAGTGCGCTCTTTGTTCTCTAGTGCCGGAATCAAAAATGAAGTGACACCTATTGCAAAGAGTTATGATGTTTGTTTCTATCCCTCTCCCACCATGCGCTCTTGAAAGAATGTGGCAGCAAGGATTAGCCGGATAATATGAGCAGATAACGCATTTACCACCGTCACGTTCAAAAACCTTATCCTTAACCTTCTTTGGAATTGACGTTGCCTTCGTTCTCCGTTGCATCTTTCACCGCCTTTATCATTGCATCCAACAGCAGGTTCACTCTCTCGTAGTATTCTTCATTCCTGTTTTTCTCTTCCATGTCGCGCTTCCTCCTCTCTGCTCATTTCTTTAAGAATGTCCAGAATCGCTTCCTTCGCCGCCGATCTTTCTACCTTCGGTTTCTCCTCTTCTTCCTCTAAATCGCCTTTCATTCCTAATTCAAAGGCGCTTCGGATTAACACTTCCGGCATACCTTGTTTCTTTAACGCATCAAATATTGTCGCTATCTCCGCGATTATCGTTACTATATCCCCGTCTAATAAAACTGTTCCTTTGTCTGCTTTAATCATCCTTTTATCCTCCTATGTTCTTAATATCAGTTCATCCATTGAGATAATCTCGCAAGGAAGCGTATCTGCACAGTAATCACAATGACCGCACGCTACTGCTTCTATCTCCCCTGTCTTTATCATCTGAATCTTCTTAATGTTCTGCTTTACCTCAGATAATCTTTCATCTAACTTTGTCTGCGGTATCTGGATCACTTTCAATCGGGGATGTGCTACACCTGCGCTATCCTTATCTTTAGAGATTGCCGCAATGTAAAACGGAAGTCGTAAGCCTGTATTCTGAGCGTAAATGTATTGATAACAACTGCCCTGAAGGTCATAACCCCATTTTTCAAGCCAAGTTATAAATTCTCCGCTATCCGGCACACGGAATATTTCTTCCATAGAACGAACGGTTTTTAAATCCACCAATGCTACAGGCTGACCGTGAAGATAAGCAACATGATCTACCTTAATCTTGAAAGGCACATCTTCTATCGAGCCTGTCATTATCACTTGATGTTTACCACCATCTACATAAGCCATAAATGTAGGGTCTTTTCTTGCCCTTGCTATCATTGTTTCTGCCTGTAGATAATCAGACTTCAATTCGCCTTTTCTATCGCCCCTGGAAACAAATACTTCAGGATGCTCTTTTTTAAATTTTTCAAGATTACCAGTGAGTGCTTCATCAACGTAACTACCTATCAACAAAGATGTAGTCATAGGACGTTCTATCTCACCCTTTGCTTCCGCAAGCGCAGCGGCCTCACAGTAATCATTCATGTATACGCTTCCTACAAATTTCTTGTACTGGCTTACACTGACATACCGCATATCGGCTTCAGGCGTATAATACGTGTCCTCATTCAGCACAAAGTTATCCTTCTTCTTTGCCATCCTCAGTTACCTCTTCCACATTACCTTCGATAATTTCAGCCATGACGTTTTCAGCAGGTTCGGGTTCATCCGGCACGTTGTCCCTGTAAATAGGAAGCATATTCTCATCCAGAACTGCTTGGTCTGCTGTATATGCCATAGTCATTTCTACGCTCATAGGCGCTCTTGATATAAGCTGTCGAAGCATCGTCTTATAGGCCATCTTGTCAAAGTCTGTTTTCCAGATAGAAGAACTCCATCCGTTACGATAGGAAGCAGAATACTTCTTAGCGTGTGCTTCCATCTTCTCTTTTGACCAGAAGAGTTTTTCTTTATAGCCATTAAGCAGTTCGTAGTATGCGTAATAGCCGACAACAGGCAGTTCAAGGCGCTTAGACATATCCGTAACAGGCTCAAACTCATATGTATCTTCAATAGGGTTATATGACTTCAACTCGCCCTCACGAATATCTGTTACATGTATTTTTCTATACTGTCCTGACCTTTGAGCGAGGTTCAATAAACCCTTGTAGCTTATCTGAAACTGCGCTTCCGTAGTGCCATTCTTCAATTTATAGGGTATGAAATAAAACATTCCCAATTGTGGAGACTGTGGTAATTTCAAGCTGTGTCCTAACAATGCTGCCGAAAGCAAACTGCTATTAGTACACTTTGCTAACTCTGGATTAGTGTTCACCGCAGATACCAGACTGGATATAAAAGCTTGTGTATCTTTTTCTCCGATAGCATTTGCTATACTCTTCTTTACTGCCTCATTCCCCAGATATGTAATCATGGGCTGTTTCTTTACTTCTGCCACTTCATTTGCCATCCTTTTTTACTCCCTTCTTTTCTATTCTTCTTATGATCCGTTCGTTCTCTTTGTAACTCTTGTATGTCCTTAAAGCATTTTTAAGCGCTTCTAATGGACTATCTTCCCATCTGGTATTCTCTATCGCTTTTTCCAGATACTCTTCATATTCATCCTTGTTATGTATGTCTATCCACACTCTCCGCTTCATTGTTCTTCTCCTTCTGAAGCTTGTATGTCCTTAATATGTCTCTCACTGTGTATTCACTTTGCTTTAACCCTTGCATCATATGTACAAAGATGATCGTTGTTAGATAATCCTCAAATTTGTCTGGTTCTTTAGGGTCTATCCAGGTCTTTTCACTCATGCTCTTTTCCTAACCTTTGCGGCGGCAGCTTCAAGTATCGAAGCCAGTTCTTCTATGTGCTGATTCCTTATGATGAAAGCATCCAACTCTGCACGGATTCTGTTGAGGATCACTTCTCTTTTGCCTTCATCTTTTAAAGCCTGTTCGATACTCTCGTAATGTGTCTTATCGCCTACAGGCGTAGTCTGAATAAAGGCAGATACTTTTATTTCCTGTTCATCTGGTGTTGTATAGACGACACGTAAGGCATTGATGATGTGTCTGCTTTGGTCAAGGCGATAAGCCTCTGCTGCTTTGCTGTCATCCCACTCAAACAACTTGTGTGTAGCTGAATCTTCTGGACGTGACACTTCAAGAAAATCCTCCTTTGTTACTTTTCCGTTCTTTTCTTCCAACTGTTCAACAACTCCACCAACGGTGTTGGCATCTACACTTCTTGTATAGCCATCCCACCATTCGTATTTTCTTTTAGGCTGATAAACCATTTCTTTCTTCTCCTTTCAATTATTAGGTTGCCAGACCTGCCATACCGCACCAAACCGCACCCTGCCAAACCGTGCCTCACCCCGCCGCATCTTGCCCTGCCATGCCTGCCACACCTTGCCTAACCTTGCCTCAACAAGCCCTACCCTATCGAGCCAAACCTTGCCTGCCAAACCGAGCCGTAACGAGCCTAGCCCTACCACAACGTGCCTCAACTTGCCTGCCTTACCTGACCATTCCATGACTTGCCTCAACACACCAATCCTTGCCGGAACCCGCCTGCCATACCGAGCCGCTACAGACCATAACGAGCCTTAACCCGTGCTGCCCTAACGCGCCTGCCTTATGCAGTCTCTATGTGATAACGCCCATTCACTCCATCCTTTTCAGGCCGCCACTCACCAATACCTGTTGTGTAACCGCCTGCGTTGATGATGTTTACAATTTGTTCAAGGGTAAAATCACCAGAAGCGTTATATTCGAGAGACAATACCATATACCAGTCTTTGAACTCTGCTCTATAACGAAGATCAGCAGAACCCATACCAACGCGACACATATCCTCACGCATCACAGGCACACAGCCTTCAATCCTTGCAAGATCACCATATTCAGACTTCAAAAAGTATGCTCCACGCAAACCCATCTGATTCTTGACCCATCCCATGCGATAAGCGCTGCTGTTTCCTGCCATCTTTAATGAAACAGTCGGAAAGCCCCACATAGCGCCATTATTAACGGCTTCTTCAAACGCCTCCGGCGTAGACTTTTCAGGCTTACCCTTAATCCAGTACATACTCTGGATAAAATCATCGTAAGGATCACGAATATCCTTCGCTTTGGTCTTAGTAGTTTTCATCTGGGCTTCAAGCATCATGCGTTTTGCCTTTTCAGACCAAGCATGAACGATCAACGGAGTGTCGCCCACAATCTTGATAGGAACTGTCTTAATATCCAGTTTCCTAATTTCAATTACTTCTGCTTCCTTAGTTTTTCCTGCCATAATTAGCCTCCTTAAAATTTTGATATTGTTTTTTAACGGCTCTTATGGTAAGATTGTCTTGCGAGAACAGTTTTACCAATGAGCCGATAGTTACCTTTTGCTATCGGTTTTTTATTTCCCGATATATTTCTTCATCACGTTTCATTGTTTCTCTTAATTCTTTTTCAAGGTTATGTTTTGTTGTTACCAGAAATAATCCGTACCCTGTAAAGATCACCGTTTCCAGGAATATAGGTGTTAGTCCATAACCTTCAGACAGCCAGTAACCTATTCCTATTGAAAGCAGGCAGTATATAACGCCACGGATTTTTTGCTTTATCATCATGTTCTTTTCAAACTGCCTGTCCTGCCTTGCTCTTGCCCTATCGTGGCAAGCTATCCGATATGCACGCTTCATATTTCTACTCCAAGATATATCTGTGAAATTCTTCTCCATCTTCTACCCAGTCCCTTTCTACCCATTTCACATAACAGTGATTAGAGTGTTCATTGATGTAATCCCAAGCCCTGTTAATATCCAAGCGGAAAACATCAATAGCGCTTCCGTTAACCAAATCCTCATGACCGCCTATATCTCTACATTGCATCCGCGCAAAAGGAATTAGATTTTCATCGTAGAGAATCGCATCCATTCCAAGATGCTGTTTATTTGATGAAATAACCCCCTCATAAGGCGGCGTTCCATCCGCACAATTAAATCCTGTAGGTAAATAGCAGGTCACGCGAACGTATTCCAGATTGTT